GTCTAGTAGGTTTACCTATAGCTGATAAAGATAATCTTCTTTGCTTTCTAGGTTGTTCATTTAAAACAGTTTTAATATTATTAGTTACGTTCTTTGTAAATTCTTTTAGATGTTTATCTAATTCTTTATCATCTATAGTATTCGTAACCATAGGGTCAAATAAATTATATATATCCTCTACTAATGTGTCTATTGTTTTCATATCTAATATAGTGTCCTATATAAATGGAGTAAATATAGGACACTATCCTTTCTAGGTTAAAGATTAACTAGCAAAAGAAACTTCTGAGTCAGCTTCTTTAGATACAAAACCATCTTCAACTACACCAAATGCATCATCTGCATCAGCATCTACATTATAAGGTACTAAGTTGGTTACTTGTATTGCTCTCAAGTCAGCAGATACACCAGACTTACCACCAAACTCCCACTCATATGTAGAGTATAATACATTAACTTCAGAACCATTACCAATTAATGTACCAATCATTGCTCTCTTCTGAGCATCTACAACTTCAGGAGCTTTATTTAAGTTACCATCTTTTCTTCTTACTTTTCTTTTGATAGTAACAAAGTCACCTCTGTCATCTCCTTTATTCTTAATAGAGATTCCATCAGCTTGAGCAATCTTTTTATTCTTCTCGTCAAGATTACCTACATCTACAGTCCATACACCATCTGAATCAAATGTTGTATTTGGACTTGTTATACTTGCCCAATGGGCATTACCTTTTATTACACTCATATTATTATCCTTTATTGTTGTTAAAATAGAATTATCGCATACCCTCGTAGAAAAGTCAAGGCTTTTTTTCCAATTAAATGTACTTTTTAATTGTAATATTTTTGACATTTCTATTCTAGATATTAAGTCTTTTTTGTTTTGATAACTCCTACCCCAAACTTTATAGTTTGCTTCACGAAAATATTTAACCTTATCATTTAAGTCTACAACTTCGTGACACAACTCTCTCAACTCTTCAGAGTTAGCAAAAACATATTCATCTTCCTGTTCAAAAACAAAGTAATCACACTTACCATATAACCAACCTGAATTACCCATAGTATTCTTGAACTCCACTACAGTCCATAAGTCATCAAAACCTTTTGACTTATCTGTTCCTGTTCTTCTTGCTTTTACATCTACTGTAAATGTTTCATCTCCTTTCATTAAAATTAAATCAATATGGTCAGACATATTTTGAGAATCAGAAGCAACTTCTACTTGATATCCTAATTTAAATGCTTCATCTATAAACATATTCTCTGTTTTAATACCACGTTTAATGTAATCTTTATGGTCATGTCTACCTTTAAACTCTTTTACTAATGTGTCTCTGCCCATGTATTCCCTTCCTTCCATTCACTATCCAATGGACACTTCATCTTTAACTGATGCTCTGTATCTTTCATAGCATCTTTGGTAATACTACCAAATCTTTTTACATCTTTCTTTGCAACTTCATATTGGTATTCATCATGTATAGATGCAACTAACTTAGCATCAACACCTGTTTGTACTATTCTTTTATTCATGTTTATTAACCACAACTTACATACAACAGCACCTGCACCTTGCAGTAATGTATTTAATGCACTATGTGGAGAACGTACATGCAATAGTCTACCATCAATACCTCTTATCTTACCTCTCTTAGCTGTTTCAGTTACACTATCCCTAACTCTTTTAAGAGCAGGCATATTAGAAAGAAACCTATCTATTAATATCTGTCCTTCTTTAGCACCTGCACCTACTATCTTACCTATTTTCGCTGCACCTGCACCATACATAAAAGCATATATAAATGTTTTGGCTTGGTCTCTATCTGTCAAACCTGCCATCTTCATATTAGCTGTATGTATATCACCATTTAAAACTTCTTCAGTAAAGTTTTTATCATCCATAAGATGTGCTAAACATCTAAGTTCTAAACCACTAGCATCAGTACCAACAATGGAGTGAGTATAGGGATTGTCAACAGTCCAACATTCCCTACACTCTTTACCATATGGAGAACGAACAGCAGGAATCTGAGCCATGTTAGGACTGTTATGTGCCATACGACCTGTTACAGTACGTAATGTCATAACTCTACCATGTACTCTACCATCCTTATCATTACACGATTCAATCCAAGATTTAATCTGTGCAATTCTTTTTTGTAATAACAAATACCTAGCAAACTTCTTTGCTTCTTCTAAGTCTATGCTATTCAAAACTTCTTCATTAACAATTACATTACCTTTATCAGTATGACTTTTAGGTTTCCAACCTAGCTCTTGTAATCTATCAGCTATCTGTTGTCGTGAACCTATATTAAAAGGTATGTATTTTGTTTTTGTTTTTAAGTCTTTTCTTGTAGGGTCAAAGTGTGTCTTGCCCCATGTTTCTAAAGCACTAGCTTCATCTTTTAATGTATTGTATAAAGACATAGCTTTACGAACATCTAATGCAAAGCCATTCTTTTCTTGTTGGTCAATAATAACTCTGACCTGATGTTCTAAATCAATAGAAGACCTAGAAAAACCTTTACCTTCTTTCTTTAAATGTTCATACAACTTATGTGTTATATCTACATCTTGCATACAATATCTTTTTAGTTCTTCTGTATATCTTCCAAAAGATTCTATATCACCTTTAGGAAAATTAAATCTATCACCCCAGGCACGTAGTCCATGACCACCATCACGCAATGGATTAAATAACTGTGATAGTATTAATGTATCTAATACCTGTGAAGGTTTAATAGATGTACCTAGTAGTCTATTTAATACAGGTGCATCAAAAGATAAACCATTGTGCATAATGTATTGGTCAATATCTTTAGACCAATTCTTAAATACATGCATGTTGCTTGGGTCAAATACTGTAGACACGTTTGTCTCAATATCTTTAGCAACAATACAGTTTACTACTGTAGCATTTATCTGGTCTGTTTCTATATCAAGCACTACTTTCAAAGTCTATCTCCCTTTGTTTATCATTCTCTTTTTCTTCTTTAGGTAAATATACTAAATGAAAAGCACCACAGTTAGGACAAGTTAAATTTGTCACCATACTATAGCCTTCTTCATCTTCAGTATCATGGTCTCCTCCCCATATTATTTCTGTATCACAATGCCAACATTTCATTAGAATGGTACCTCCTCATTATTTTCTGTATTATAATCTACTTCGTAAGGATTGTCAATCTCTTTCATACGACCTGTCTCTTTATTATAATGTAGATGTGTAGTCACACCTGTCTCACCTGTATATCTATTCTTTAGAATACGAATCGTAGTTGTATTAGATTTAACTTCGTCATCATCTTGTTGGTTTCTTTCTAATCCAATAACACCATCACTCAAGTGAGCAATAGATGCTGAACCTCTAAGATGTGATAGAGTAATCTCCTTACCATTCTCATGCCCTGCATCACCTGCAGGTCTACGTAGATGTGATACTAATAACATACCAATACCTGTTTGTTCTACAAGAGAACGCATCTTAGTCATCAATACATCAATAGACTTTCTTTCATCTCCATCTTCCTGACCTGACACAAGTATAGATAGATGGTCAACAAATACCCACTTACATTCTAATGCTTGTGCCATGTATCTTACTCGTGATAGTATCTCGTCATTATCAATAGAACCAAAGTGGTCAAAGGCAAAGAACCTACCAGAACCAACTGTATTCTTTTGGTAATCTTGTAACTGTTCTCTACTAAATTTATCTCTAATCTCTTTGATATACAATCTAGCATTAGCTTCAACTGACATAATATTAAATGCAGTATTTTTAATACTCTCTTCTAAAGCAAGTATACCTATGTTATGTTTTGTATTCTTTAGTAAGTGATGCATAAGCTCTCTCATAATAGAAGACTTACCCATACCTGCACCAGATGTAAATGTAATTAACTCACCTGTTCTCATACCATAAGTCTTTTCATTCATCTTACTCCAAGGATATGGTACTGTTTCACAATACTCTTCTGTGTATAATGAATCACCTAAATCTCTAAGGTTTGTGATTCCTGCAGGAGTAAATGGTTCTGCGTTCCACCATGCTTGTGAAAACTTCTCACGTTTACCCATCTTCAGATACTCATTAGCATCTTTAAATTCCATGTTCATTATCTTACATTTGTTAGGACTAAACAACTGTGCTACTTTCTCACTAGCTTCCTTACCTTGCTTGTCCATATCAAATGATATAACTATATTCTGAAAGCTATCTAAGTATTCAAATGCTTTTCTACAATCACGTACAGCAGACCCTGCACCTGTCTTAATAGAAACACATGCCCACTTGCTACCTAGTAATTCATAGGCAGACATAGCATCTACTTCACCTTCAGTAATAGTAATATACTTACCACCACCTGTAAATAAATCTTGTCCAAACAATACTGCATTAGTTACATTACCTTCTACCCACATATTCTTTGTAGCTACATCTCTAATCTTATTACCAATATTGTTTCCACCACTATCAAAGTATTTGTATATGTGATGTGTATTCATGTTACCATTCACCTTAACTTGTGTATGATATTTCTGTGCAGTTTCCTTACTAACATTACGTTCAGTCAATGCACCTGTTACACCTACAGTTTTTATATTACTTTCAGTAGGTATAGGTATTACTTTTTCATGTTCCATTTGCTCTCCAAATCTAGTGTTACAGGAAAAACAAAAACTATACCCTTCTGCATGATTGACGTTGCCATCACTTGACCCACACTTAGGACAAGCACCCCTGTCTAGCCATGTTTTATCCATATTAATCCCCATTAAAAATTTTATTATATAGTATTAAATACTATTAGTCAACCTCAAAAGAATCATCATATGTTTTATTATAACTATCTATTTCTACTTCTTTTGATTCATGTATATCTCTTTTAGCTAATTCCATAGCTTCAAAAGATTCATAGCCTTCTTCTATATATTCATAATATCTTTCTTTAATTAATTCTTTTATTTCGTCTGCTAATAAATTCATTTTCTTCTCGCTTGTTATAATGTAAGTAAATAAAATATAAAACTTACAGTTAAAAGTATAGGAAACACATGGTTTATCCATAAGTTTCTTTTAGTGCTACCTTGAAACCATTTTCCTGTAGCTTTTAATCTTCTTTCTCTATCGTTACTCATCTTTAATATGTCCTGCATCAGGATTTTCACTAACTAAGTTATATCCAAAGTCACTTTGTACTTTCATAGCAGTCAGTTCTTTTTTTAAATCAGATACAACTGATACTAATTCTTTTACTCTAACTCTTAGACCATGCACTTCTTTTTCTTTTTCTCTTAATGCTGTCTCATATGTTTCTATTCGTTCTATTGTCATTGTACCCTCATTATATCTATGTTATCATCTATTAATGCTTTCATATGTATTTGTCTTTCGTCATATAAGTTTTGTAAAAAACTTTTAGCTTCTCCTTCATTTTTAAAATACATTATTGTACCATCATCTTCTTCTAAAATATCAGGTAGCTTAGTGTTAAAAGGATAAGGCATAGCTATTACATACATTTCTTTTCTCATATCTTTCCTTATTATATATTATAAATATCTAATAGTCAACAGTTAGCTTGTAAATATCCAACACACAGTCCAACATACGCAGAACCATATAAAGCACATCATAAAACCTATGCCTATTAGAACCCAATTAGTCCATAGAAATCCTAGGAAGTCTTGAGTTTGTTTCTCAACTTTGTTGTTTAAGTCTTTGTTTTTTCTACTCATACCTTAATCTCCTGTATATTTATATTTAAATAATCTGCCATCAAGTATCTTAGTTCTGTATAGCAGTCATCACATAGTAAAAGATTACTTGCTCTGTTCTCCATATCTTCTGGATATGCTTTATTTATTTTACATCTTTGACATTTAATTTTTTTACTCATCTTTCTTTTCTCCTGATATAGAACCTATCTGTCCTTTGAAAGGTAACACCTTTGCACTAGGTCTAGTTTCTTCTATTAAATCTAAGTCTGCATCAAACTCTATGTCTGGTGGAAACAAAAACTCTTCTAGTTCTGTATACCCACCTATGTGTAGAAAGATTTGTGGCACAGTCTTATGTCCTGCTTCTCTAAATCTTTTTATCTTAGGTAAGTTATCTAGTAATCTTTCTTCGTATACTTCTCCTGCTTCATCTAATAACTCTTTAGCTTTCTTGCAGAAGGCACAGTTCTTTTGTGTATATATAATATATTTAATCATACTCTATCCTCCTTAATAAATACTGTATCAATAGCCCAAGTATTTTTAGTATCTTTCTCACCTCTTCTCCAATACAAATGGTCTGGGTCACCATAGATGCTTGGGTCTATATCTGGGTTATCAAACTCATCTAAGTCCCACATTTGATTCTTAACTATACTTAAAGTATGCATAGCATCTTTCTTCTTAGTTACTGTATAATGTTTTCTACCATCTCCTTCTTCATACAAGTATGTAACCTTGCCTGTTGTATTATTAATAGATTTTATTTTATAAGCTATCATCAGCTAAGTTCTCCTCTCCTTCTTCCATTTGATACTGTGCATCATCTCCAAACTCAGTACCTTCAAAGGTAGCTTTACCATCTTCATCTTCATAAGTTTCTCCCTCTTTCATCTCTACTGACCATGCTATTTCTTGCACATCTTGATAGGTAAGTCTTTTATTAGATTCTACCTTGTAGTATCTAGTGTCTACTGTCTGCTCACTAAATCTATATGTGTATTTATATTCACTCATCATCTTCCTCCTCTACTTTGCTTGGGTCATATGCCTCTGGGTCTGTATGGCATACATAATCACTATGCCAAAATTGTGTGTACTTACCTTCATCAACTCCATGTTCTCCTATACCACCTTTTTTCTTTAGGTCATAATGATTAATAGCTTCTTGGAAAGCATCTTGTAATCTTATTATATCTCCTAGATGTATATACTCCCATGCACCTTCGTTGATTGTATCATCTATAGCTTTTAATTTATTAATTAAGGTTAATGTTATTGGGTCTATTATTGGTTTAGTTTTTGTTGTCATAAAATTTATCCTCTATTTTTTTTAAGTTATAGATATATGAAACTATATCTTCGTGAGTATATCTTTTAGTAGAGTTATCTCCTACTAATGCTTCACATAGTTCTTCATACTTTGATATACCTAATGCTTCTTTTTCTTGTCTAGTCATCATCATTCTCCTCTATACTTGTTATATAAAACTCCTCACCTGAAGGTTCAAACAATCTTTCTGCATTGTCATCTGCTTCATAGTCAGCACTTCTTTTTTCTGCACTCTTTTTATCTTGAGCAGTAATCTCTTTACGATAGTAATAAACTTTCTTTGCATACAATGTATACTTAGCCATTTTGCATCTCCTTTGATTCATATTTAACAAACTTAATTTTCATTCTATCATCTGGGTCTGGATATGGAAAGCCAAAGTGTTCCCATAGCTCTGGACACTCATCTCCATATATCCAACCCCAAGTAATTTTAGGTTTCTTTTTAATCTTTTTTGTTGGCATTAGAATCTATCCTTCATAAAGTCTACATAATCGTGAGCATCTTCTTCACATTTAATATCTGTAATAGTTTCATCATTAATTAACTCACTAATAACACTAAAAGCATCATCAGCTATTACATCAGGTTCTCTATGTGTACCTGAAGCAATACTACATTCGTATTCATTATCTAATTTAAGTAATTTTTCTTTTAATAGTTTTTCTTTACTCATATGCAAGGCTCCTCTCTATCCATGTCTGATAAATCTTCTTGTTCATATCCATCATAGCTTAATGGCTCTTCACCCTGCCAAAAGTCTGAGTTGTCTTCTTTAAACTTATTAGCTAAAGCTATGGCTTCTTCTTCTGTATAACCTTTCTCTATGTATTGTTCTACTACATCATTAAAGGCTTGTTCTTTTAGTTCTTCGTTACCATTATGTGACATTTAAAACCTCCTCTTGTATATATTCTATCTCATCATCTTGGTATGTCTTTCTATCAAGTTCAGATAAATCAATAGTTATAGTTTCTATCTCTGAACCATCTGGTTCTTCAGAGTTTTCTGATTTATTCATTGCTTGATATTCAGCTTCATCTCTAGATGATGCATCATCAATAACAAACTCTTCAACAATTATTTTTGTAACATACACTCTCCAAGCATGAGGATTATCTCTAAGAGATTGTTTCTCTTCCTCATCTAATTCTGGATATGTTGTTACTGTTTCTGTTACTTCTTTGTATTTCATTTTTTTCTCCTTTCAATAAATCCTTTTGAATATGTATACTCCCATTTACTATTCTTGTCAACATATACTATTTTATTATTGTCTTGATACTTGATGTGCATATCACAACCTATAGCACTCCATAGTCCTTGATGTAATTCCCAATGTTCTTTAGTTGTCATATTGTTTACCACCAATCTTCTCCTTTCGCTATTGCTTTTGCAACTGCATTTGTTTGAGTTGTATTATGTATCTTCCAATTACCTTCTTCATTAGGCATAGTTTCTGTAACAAAATCTCCATTAGTATTATGCCTAAAGATAGCCATGTATATTTCTTCTACTGCATTTACAAACTCTTCTTGTGTAAGTACGTCTATCTTTAATTCTTGTACAAGACTAGCAAAGTGTTGTACTTTTACTTGCTTAAATCTTTTACTCATTGTTTATCTCCTCTCTCAAGTCATCAAGCATAGCTTGTAAGCTACGCAAATCTTTTTCTAAATTAAAATTAATATACTCTTTGTAATTGTAACTGTCAAAAGCTTCTTCTTCTATTTGTTTTACTTTTTCTTCTATACTATTTAGTATAGCTTCTATTCTAGTTATCTGTTGTTGTCGTAGCTTCATTTGTTTCTCCATATTATGTGGTAGTTTTTTCTTTTAGAGTTTAAAAACTACCAAAAACATTACTCGCAATTTAGTTCTTTTTTTTAGTGGAAGAACTAGGGCAACCCTCAACAAACCACACTATGGCTTTGTTTATTCCCAGATAGAAGGGACTAGGAATCTATTTAAGCAGTTTCCTGTACGTGTTTCTCGTCTGCACCATATTTACTTCTGCATCTGTTTCTATCCAGACCTTTGCACCACAAGACAAAGGTTTATCTGGACTATACACAACCTTACTCTCACCTAGTATCTGCACCTCGTGAGCATAGTCGTTACTCTTGTATGTCTTCACAGTAATCACAGGTTCTCTTTTGTTATTCTTGTGGTTAGATTTAATAACGTGTTGGTTTATGTGTATATATTTTTTCATTTAATTTTCCTGCTTGTGAATACTCCACCTACTCCATCTTCTAAATGAACGAAGCCATCATTCCAAGGTTTCTGTCCAAAGTCTGTTCTCTCAGTCCACTCATCTATGTAGCCATCAGCAGTACAGTCTGATATCTCACAGTCTGGGTCACCATTATGAAGTATAACATTACACCAATCAGATTTCTCTCCTGCTTTATGTATATGTATTTCAAGTATACCATCTACTGCATGTATGTTTTCCATAATCTCATCAAAGTCTGTACTGTTCTCACAAAGATGTTCTCCCTCTGTTAATACTTCAAAGTTCCAACCATCTTTCAAGGCAGACTTTACCATCTCTTCAGTAGCAGAGTTTATTACTACACTTGTGCTTGTCCATTTACGCATATGTTTTACTCCATTCAGGTGTTGCTTGTATTAGTTCTGGTTTATGTTCCATAATATCATTAACATAGGTATCTCCCATATCCCAACCACCATGAGTCATAGGTGTTCTAACTGCAACAAACCACCTAGAGTATTGGTTGGTATCTTCCTTATCTTTTCTTTGATATGTTTTTAATACTCTCCACTCCCAATCACCTAGCTTGTATATAGCATAAGGATTTTCTTTTGGTCTTGATTTTCCAAATAAGTTTTTAATCATATGTTTCTCCATTGTTATAATTAATAATATATATCTATATTAGTGTTGTGTCAATACTTTATTTACTAATTGATAAAGTAACCTCTGCTTTAATAGGTGCATGTCCATTCTTTTTCAAGATATTGTTGGTCTTTCTTACACTATTAAATGTATTCTTTCTCAAGGTCTTGACTGTAGTCTTTACATTCTCTACATATCTTTGAGCCACTACTTCTGGGTCTACTGTAGGTATGTATACAAACTCACCTCTAACAATTAACTTCTCATCTTTGTATGCTTTTAGTGATTCTTTTTCTAATGTAAATATTCCACTACCTTGTAATGGTACAGTAGCTAGTATCTTTACATTACCAAAGTGATGTATGAGCAGTTCTTTTTGTCTTCTATTAGGATTGTTACTTACTCCCATTTTATACCACCCATAGCCATAGTGTGCTAGATATCCATATAGTTTATGTTCTCTTGTAGTTGTGTTTAATACTTTATCTCTGTTGTATAATACTCTTTTTAATAGTTTTGTTATTTTCATTGTTATTCTCCATTTGGTTATTATTAAAATTAAAGAAGCTATAAATTATCGCAGAACTGCGAAGAAAATATAGCTTCTCACTTAACTTAACTTTTATCTGCATCTTTACTAGCATACCCATATCTATCCATAAGTATTTTAGCTTCTTCATTTGAGAATTTTAATACATTTACTAGTGTATTGTAAAAAAACTTACTCAAATTTCTTTGTTGTTTGTTTTTATCAAACAAACCTTTTATTACTTCACCCATTAGTTCACCTGTGGTTTAGCAAATTTACCATCAGCATCTCTACCATTTTTAAATATAGCATTAACATATCCTATATTAGAATGATACTTGTCATCTCCATATCTGTGTGTAGTTCTTTCACAAGATACTTTCACATTATTGTTGTCGCTAGATACTTCTAAATTAATTTTTGTAGGCATTGTTCTCTCCTTATTATGGTTAATGAATTATGATGGCAATGTTCTTTTTTACTTTACTGTTGTTACCACTACACATCATACAGTCTGCACAAGATACTAGCTTCTTGCCTTCTCTTGCCACTTTATCAGACAAACATACTACCTCGTCTGATTCGATAGGTTCACTTGCTAGTCTAGTTCTAAATGTTCTAAACCCTAGCTTGTTTGCCTGTCGTTTCTCCTCTAATGAATCAACACTTGCCATGTTGAATCTAGAATATCTTTGTTCACACTTCTGCCATTGGTGTGTGTACCCTGTGTTACCTAGTGTTCTACTCAACATCTTATCCCACACTTCACTAGGTATAACTGCAGGGTCGCCATAGCTACCCACTCTTACAAATCTAAATGCAAGTAACTTGGATAGTTTTTGTAAACTAATCTTTTCATAGTTACCTTTCTTATAAGACTTCCACACACTATAAGGTGCTTGGAATAATTTTACATAACACTTTCTCTGCTTGTTGATTGTCTTCAATCCATTACGCACAGAGTAAGACTTTTTATCTCTCTTCTCATCTACTGATACAACTGCACCTCTGTGTTTACAATCGCCACAGATAAGCTTGTCTGCACCTGTGTTGACTGCTTCAATAGGGTTAATATCTTTAACAAGTATCCAAGTCTGTGGCATATCACCTGTTTTAACATTGTTAGAATTGAATGTAACAATCCCTACTTTGTCATTGTCTTCGTAGAATATATATCCACTAGCCATATATCACCTCGCAATTAACATTATTATTATTATAATAGAACTTATTAAACCTATAGTTACAAGAACACCATATGCTTTCCACCATTGTATATCTCCACCATTGTGTTGTCGTTTATATTTATAATTGTTCACTAGTTTCTCCTTTTTTTGTGTATCTATTATTACTCTACGCAAATCTTTAGTTGTGTCAAACATTATTTTCTCCTATTACTCGTTGGTTTTTTAATGTGATATGTTGTTGTTCCTTCTTGATGCCAAGAGTTAGTATCGTGATAGCTGTCATCTCGTTTCCAATGCTCAACAATTAAAGTATCTTCCCTCAATATCTTTTCAGATTTTTTACCTTCATTAATGGTAAATACTTTGTATTGTTTTCGTATTCTTAAATACTGCATATCATCCATTTGGATTTCAATATAATCAGCATCTTTTTCAAACTGATTCTCTACTGCTCTTAAATTTATTATCGCCATAGTTATTTCTCCTTATAAGTTGTTGATATTGTTGTTCTTTTTCTTCGTGTCTATCTCTCTCTTCTCTCCAATGTTTGTGGCATAGCCACTTATCCCATTGGTATATGATAGCTTTGCTACTGCAACAATCACATAGTATTGTTTGTCTACGCATCATCACCTCCTATCAAGTCAATATATAATTTACCTTTTAAGTTTGGAAAAGTATTATTGTGTTCGTCTTCCATCTTAATAGAACCTATGTTCTCACTACCAAAGTTATGATGTCTACTATTTATTTGAACAATAGCATCTTTAGGATAGTGATTTAATATTTTAATTAATTCTTCATTTGTCATTAGTAAAATCCTCCACCATATGATTCTGATTCTTCATTAATCAATCTACTTAATTGTGGTTTGTCTTTGCTGTATCTCTTTTCACATTCCTCACAGTAATCTTGTCTTCCACTAGGTAAGGTTGTGCCACAATCTTGATAGATAACTTTGTCGTAGTGGTTACTGTATATACCTTGCATACCTTTGTTATTGCATCTCATTGTTACCTCCTCTTAATTCTTTTATTACATCACTTTCATCAGTCTGTGTTAGTGGACTTTCTTCTAGCAATGTTTCTTCAACTTGGTCTTGGTCTTGTTTGTGTTCATTTTGTTTAGGTTTGTAATCCATTAAGCTACACATTTTTTGTTACTCCTATATAAATTCTAGTTCTCTTTGTATTTTCTAATTCATTCCATACATGTCCTTGTGATATGTTTCTTAACTTATATGTTACTTTGTATAAGTCTGGATAACCTTGTTGTTTTTTACGCATAGTGTGCGTAATTTTATTATTTATAAGACTGTTGCGAATTGCTTGGTCTTGAATTTGTTTTCTAGTCGTCATAATAAATCTCCATTTAAAAGTTAAGTTTTTTAGTATGTTACCACTATACCACTACTATATGTTGTGTCAAGTAGTATTTTCTGCATAGTTTTTTACGCATAGTGTGCGTAATTTCTGTATAGTCTTAAACTTCTGTTTAGTCTTGTACTATACTAGAGTATTATTATGTTAAGTCAAGTAAAAAAAAGCCAAAAAAAAACCCCCAACATATTTCTATGTTAGGGGCTTGGAAGATTACTTTGATTTAGTACCATTTTTTACATAATTATCAAAATGAATATTAAATTGCTCTTTATCTTTATTTAATAAACATTCCATTAATGTTTTAGTTATAAAAGCATGGTTTTTTAATTCTGGATTATCAATAACTTTTTTAAGTGTTAATAAAGCATTTTGAATATTCTTTTCAACGTTTTTAGTATTCAAATTTACTTTATCACTACTTGCATTTTGATTAACTTGACCAGAAGGTTTTTTACTTTCCTTTTTTTCTTTTAACTTTTTAGCATAAAGTTTTTTCGTATCGTTCTCTTTAACTTCACTATTGCTAAAAATACCATTTGTATAACAAGCAACTTGCAATAAATTTTGAGTATCAATATTAAAAGAGTTTAAAAAAGATTTCACAGATGTTGGTTTTGCTTTCTTTATCTGTTCCATTAATCTTTTATTACAACATAAACTTTTTAATCTTTTAATTGTATTTTCATTTAAGCATTCAAAATGTTTACCCTTGGTAACATTAAAAAGAGCGTCGTTTAAATGCGTTTCTAATTGCTTAGAAGTTAAACTGTTAATAAATACAATCTCAATAATATAACAACACAAATCGAATTTTGAATTGTCATTTTTATTACTACTTATTATTAAGTCGTTAAAAGTCTTTTCAGTTTTTTTAATATCTAATTTTTTCATTAGTTATTCCTTTATAAAAGTTAAGTTTAAAAATGATTTAAGTTTTTTTATCTTTAAGGCGAATTGCTTTGCTTTACAATCCAAGGTGGCTTTAACCTTGTGCTAACGTGTTTTTCATTAAACGTTTTTGCAGTCCATGTATTATTAAAATATCAAACTGTACAAGTATTGCAAGTTTTTTTTTATAACTATATTTTACGCACAGTATGCGTAATTATAATCATTAGTATTAAGTAAGATAATTAAAAGTAATTTAAAATAAGTAGTAGCAATATAGTAGTAGTAATTAAAACAGTAGTTTAGAAGTAAAAAGAATATTAAAAGAAGTAATGACAGGTATATAACTAGTCTATCTAATCATAATCATTTTTTTATCTGGCTTAATTGTTTAAAGGTATCTTTTAATTTCTAAATAGTCACACATAAACTAAAAAGACAGCACCCTACCACAAAAACTCTGCGTGTGCGTATATATA